CGAAAAAGAAGTATGGAATGAAGAAAAAGAAGAATATGAAGTTCAAACTAGATTTAGAAGAAATGAAATATGTACTGTAAAAGTAAAAGAGTATAGTAGATATGATAATGACGAAGATACTGGTGATCATTTTGTGGATCTAGGTATTAGTACTTATTCTTCTTCTGATAATTACTCAGAGTTTAATTTAGAAAGAATGTTATTTACTGGTCAAGTTGCTTTAATTATTAAAGACTTTAAAGATGATATCTTAGCTGATATGAATAAAGTTTATAAGCAGCATACTAAATTAACTGATAAGTCTTGGGATAAAGTATCTGCTGTTAAGGCTCAGATCCAAGAAATCGAAGATCAAAGATCTAAATTTAAGCATGATATTTTCATGGAAGATCTTAAAAATGGTATCGAACTTTTAGATGATAAAACTGCTTCGATCCAGGTAAGATACGACTGGCATGTTGGCAGTATTATAGCTGCTAAGATTACTAGAACTTCTTACTCAGGTAAGTCTGTTGACTTAGAAGTTAAAACTAAAGGAAGATCTTGGAATAGCGAAACTGAAAAGTATGAAGATCAGATCTTTACTAAGACTTTAGATAAAGTAAGAGTTTCTAAACTTGAAGATTCATTTTTAAACGGTTATAATAATTTAACTTGGAAAAAAGTATCGTAAGTATAATTAATAAAACTGATTTAGTGATCATGAGCTGTGAGAATGACGAGCAGCTCTTGGTCGCTGAAAGGTATGCAGATCAAGCTGAAAAGTGTATGCTTAGTATGTTTGGATCTGAATTAACTTCTGAAGAAGCTGTTACTTATGCTGATTTTAGAAAGAATAATAAAGATAAGATATCAGCTAAAAGAATAATGTTAAAAAAATAATATGTTAGTAGTCAAAGTAGGTAAAAAAGAAAATATTAATCAAGCGGTTAAACGCTTAAAAAGAAAGGTTAGAAATGTTGGACTAATTAAAGAGATTAGAAAACGCCAACAGTTTGATAAACCTTCAGTTATTAAACGAAAAGCTAAACAAAAAGCTATTCGTAAAGAAAAATGGTTACGAGAAAACGGAGAGTATGTATAGTGATTTAAGTGTAACCGAGGAAGGTATATTAGTAATGTTAGTAACAGCTTTACTCTTATACATGTTAACATACTTAATAGAAAAATAGTTATGATAGAAGTAAAAATAATAGAAGTAGTAATATTAGCTGTAGTATGCGTCCAATTAGGACTTTTACTAGGCTTATCAATAAGAATAAAATAATATGAATAGTTATAAAGTTGAATTTTGGTACAGGTATGACGGAGATACTATGGAACCAACTATAATAGATGTAGAAGCTGAAGATGAGGCTACTGCATTAAGTGTAGCTAAAATAAGAGCACCGAGAGGAGCTAAAGAATTTGAAATAGTAAAATAATATGACAGAAGAAGATTATAAATACCGTCAAGGTAGAAGAAAAAAACAAGTAGAAGGTCACGCTATGATGGCTATGGTAGGATTAATGGGCATAGTTTTAATGCTATTAGTTATTAGTTTTATTACATCATGATAAAGTATCCAGATATAGTAGCCGTTTATAAAACTTCTGATAGAGCCAATGCAAAGAAGTTTATGAAGATCTTTAAAAATACTTTAATTGATAAAGTCTTAGATAGTAGATCAAGAGCAATACCTAAAGGAGCTAAGATAGTAGACTTAGGAGTAGGAAAGGACTTTAAAAAGAAATGGAAAGCTAAACATAAAATTTATACTTTAACTAAATAAAAAGGTTATGAATAAACTATCAATAGAACAGAGACTTGAGGGGTGGGGGTTTGATATGGAGAGGTTGAGGGAGAGTGAGGGGGGCGCTTTCTCCTCTCTCGACCGAAGGTCGCCACGCGCATTTTCGACTACCGTCTCAAATGATCCTCCTAACTACTGCCATTATAGCGGATTAAGGACTGTAAGGAGTTATATGGAATAAATAAAGGCTGAGGTATAGTAGACTTTGGTTAATACTCTATATCGTCTTATACTAGATAATAGGAGAGAGAACCTCTTAGATATATTAGATAAAGGAATATTAACTATACTTACAATGAAGCCTATTATAAACGATTAGTGTATATATTCATATATAGATATACACATATAAACATATAAAGATATATAATGTTATATAGAATAAACCGGTATTATCGTATAGAAAACAGAAGGAATATAACAGGGGCGTGTACCTCCCTACCATTTTTTTTCTCTATATAGTCGATATCGATAGATCGAATCGATGTACCGGCCGGGAAATAACTTAAGAAACAGTTGGATATATGAGATATATTTCTTATATTTATAGTATTAAAAGGTTATATAATGAAAGAATTCTTTAATAAAGGCCTATGGTATCTTATAATAGTATCAGTCCTTGTAGTGGGAGTTAGTCTATTAATGCTATTGATAGATCTATTAGTGTACGGCCTATATATGGTACTAATGTATCCTCTACATACTCTTATCATCTCAGGTATATTATTTACTACCGGCCTAATATATTTTCTATATACGGAAAAGTAAATGCCTATTATGGTCATCCTTATGGCCGTCTGACATCACCTTGATATAACACTGACAGTATAGTTCCCTTAGGTGTACGTACCTATATTGCTCTGCCCAAACCTATCCGTATATTTCTTACGATTTTTAGTGGTATAGGTATATATATTTATATATTTATATATAATAATATTATTTAATTACCCTTATAGTGTTATCTATCGTAGTACTTATTGTGCTATCTATGGCAATATTGAGGACTCTGATGTTAAACTTAGAAAAATCTCCAAGTTAACTTAATTATACCTAAGTATACGTTTAATTCAGTCCAATCTTCGTCTTCGAAGCCTTGTTCTCTATCTCCTTTAGGGAAGTAAGTGATGCCAATTAGGAATCCATCTCCTAATCCAGTAATTCTAAAATCATCCATAACCTTTATTTTAATTTATACCTTTAATATAAGAACTTTTTTGGTAAGATCCTACTAAATACCAGGATTTTTTTTCCAAAAATTTTTTATATATGGGGTTTTCTTCTATTTATAGGAAATGAAACCTATAGATCCACAATCTTTGTTTAATCTCTTCGAAGTAGGCGATGAAGAAGTCTATGAAGAGCATGACGTAACGGAAGTTTTACAGAATCCTTACGTTTTAATGGGGATGGTCGTAAGAGGAATCGAAAATTACAAGCTTCTCGATAAATTATACCTAAGAAATCATAAAAAACACTATCAAGACGTAAGAGAAGACGTAAGATTTAAGTATTTTTCTAAATTATACAATTATTTAAGTAGAATTGACGCTAATAAATTCGAAACTAAGTATACTATCACAGAAAATTACGATATAGTAAAGGTAAATGTTCTACTAAACGAGTTTCTTGATTATTTTGAGTCTATTGAGTATTATGAAAGATGTGCAGTAATAAAAAAGTACATAGATCTTATATATGAAGACCCAAAAGTTATACTACCAGATAATTTAACATAGAAATCTATGGTCTTATTAAAAGTCATCGTTATGATGGCTATATTTTGGTTCATTATGAACAGGTGGTTCAAGTATCTTGATAAATAAAAGGGGAAATAGTTGCTTTTCCGATATTTTCTTCTTATATTATGGTATATTTAAAAACGGTTATATGAATTATCAAGAAAAAGTAAAGCAATCTAAGAGGATTATTAAAGAAATTAAAGCTCTTGAACCCGGAGAGCAGTTCGAAGTTACCTATGGAGTAGATAGAGAGGGTAAACCCAGAGTATTCGTAATAAGAGCCTATAATGGGTTTAAAGATGAAATAGATTATACTATAAGAGAGGCTAAAGGTATTCTAGGAGGTCAAATGAATATAGAAAAGATAACTAATACTCAAATGAAGGGTTATAGTTTTGATATGATGGGTACTAAGACTACTTATAACTTTCCATTATACTTAATAAAGTTAAGAAACGTACATAATTAATATAGGTCTAACCAAAGTCATGATATTACCTCAGCACATTCAATCCCAGTTATACGATTTTATATCCCATAGATTTAAAGATATCGACATAGATAGATACTCTATGGACTCTTCAGACTGGAATCTTACCGTTACGGGCAAATACTCTTATATTATGAATATACGTAAAGGTCGTCCTATAAACGTAATGGTATCCGAAATAGCTAATCAAAAGCATACCGAGGAGGCCTTCTATAATAGAGCTGCTTTAGAATATGAATTAAACGATAATATAAAGTATGAATAAACTATTAGAAAAAATTTCGTGGCAACTTTGCGCGTTTTGCGCGGCGGGCGCGACGCTTTTTATGAGTTGTACCCCCGATGACCTCCCTTCCTCCCCTTGCATCGACGGAGATTGTAATGCAGAGATGGTATTACCGGGCTATTTAGATGATAACGGATATTATCATATCGACTTAGATTTCGATGGAGACTATCTACCTTGGTTTCAAGTAGATGTTTATGCAGATAAAGTCTTACCTCAATACGAATATAACGGAGTTCAACCAGTTGAGGCTAGGTTTGATAGTGATACTCATTGGACTATTGGAGATTCTCTAATGGTAACCGTTAATAATTACAGCCCATTTCAAGGACCTTACGATTATAACGGTAATTTATTACCTAATTCTTCGTATGATATCATTCTAAACCAGTTTGCAGGTATAAAAGTTAATATAGTTCAAGGTACTACTATATACTTTTCCGACGATCATGAACGTTTAAGGTCAAAAAGAGTAGTTGGTCCTATTCCTCCTATGGCTCAAAACGATACTATTACACTTTATATGGAAGTTTATTGGGAAGGAGTTGGTAATTCCGTAGTAAAAGATCATTATTTTGAAAAATTTATTGTAGAATAGTTGATCTTTTGAAAAAAAATCATTATCTTAATTATATATTAAGAATTAAATATAAATAAATACTTAATTATAGTAATAATATAAGAATAATTTAATAATTAAACAAATAATTAATCTAATATGTCATTGAAAGCGGAGAAAATCCATTCGAATTACGAGAAACATCTTAAAATTATAGATACTTATTTAGGTGATCGTAAAGAATCTTGTAAAAAACTTATAGAACATTTAGGCGAAGCCTATATTATGGCACCTGCTAGCGGTAAATCATGGCATCATAATGCTTTTGCCGGAGGGTATATCGACCACGTTAATAGAGTAGTAGAGTTTAGTATTAAACAAATGAGACTATTCAAAGAAATGGGCGGTACTATAGATTTTACAGAAGAGGAATTAGTTTTTGCTGCTTTATTTCATGATCTTGGTAAGATAGGTGACGGAGATAAACAAAACTACGTACCTCAGACCGATAAATGGAGGCAAGATAAGCTACATGAAATGTATACATACAATCCAGACCTTGGATTTATGCTTATCCCAGATAGATCATTATTTATATTACAGAAATTCGGTATTAAAGTATCTAAAAACGAGTTCCTAGGTATTAGACTACACGATGGTGTGTTCGATAAGGCTAATGAAGCCTACTTCTTTAGTAATGTACCGTCTTCCAGAATGAAAACTAACATAGTATTCGTACTTCACACGGCTGATTTCTTAGCTTCTAAGGTAGAATACGATAAATGGTTAGCAAATGGCGGTAGTACCTCATCGAAAACTCAAAAAACTAAGTCCTCTACAGGAAAACGGGTGAATTCCTCTCAAGGACTAAAAAATATGTTAAATAAACTATAATGAACGTAACTTTATACATAATAATCGGTATTTTAGTTGCCATTTCGGGAACTTTAGTGTATATTATTAGAAACCTTATGGTAAAAGTGGAAAAATATGAAGATGTTACAGTAGATCAAACACAATATCTTCAAAATATATCCAATATCATAGGGGAGTCTAACAAACACTTACAGAATCTCGACGAAAAGGGGGTCTTTCAATCAGATGATGAAGTTGGTGAATTTTTTAACCAAATGAAAGCAGTACAGGACGAATTGAATAGGTACATGCTCCCAGAGAACTATGGCAAGGAAGAGAGCGAAAGCTAATTACTTTACAAAAGAGACAGAAGAGTACATTGTAAAGTTTAACGAATCGGATGATCAGACTTATAGAAGTAAAATCTTTACCGATCACATTTATTTCCCATTTTATAAGCTAGCAGAAAATATTATACATACTTTTAAGTTCTATTATACTGATGTAGATAAAATAGAAGACTTAAAACATGAAATAGTATCTGTTTTATACGAAGAAAAGATTATGAAATTTGATCCTACTAATGGAGCCAAAGCATATTCTTATTTCGGTACTATAGTTAAAAGGTGGTTAATAAACTACAATAATAAAAACTATAAAAAACTAAAACAGATAGGACAATTCGCTGATATGGAGGACTCCTATAAACAAGCATACTCAGTAGATCATAGCTATGCTAAAACTTTAAGTGATTTTATAGATACTTGGGTTGATGAAACCTATCTTATAATTGATGATTTATTCGTTAAAGAGCAAGATAAAAGAATAGCAGACGCTGTTTTGACTATTTTTAAGACCAGACACGATTTAGATATATTTAAGAAAAAAGCTCTTTATATTTACATAAGAGAGATGACAGATTGTGATACTCCTAACTTAACTAAGGTTATAAACGTACTAAAAGGCAAGTTTAAAGAAAAGTATCAAAAAAGTTATGATCTAGGATTATTGACTAATAAATCTGAATAACTCTATTTATATATAAAACATTATGAGTTTAGATAAAGAAATATTTAAGGGCAAAACCCTATCTGACCTCTTCGGTGAAATATACGATAACTCTAAAGAAACTAAATCACAAGTAAAAGGTCTTATAGCTGAGTTAAAACCTTTGATAGAAAATATAGGTGACGCTACATTACTTGTACCTATGATTAAAGAGTATATGGAGATAGGTGTTAAAAATGATGAACACCTTATCAAATTAGCTACTGTAATACAAAGGTTAGAAATAGCAGCTTCTAGAGGAGAGACGGGGGAATTTGATTTCTCTGAGCTACAAGATTTATTAGAAGAATCTCAAGAAACACAAGAAGAAGTTAAAGACGTAGAAAAGCCTCAAGACGAGGAAGAATTATAAATATGTTTTCTCCAAACTACTTACTACCTGAAGAATCATCTTTACAAGGTACTTTTGCTGCAAGAGTAGCGGGTATAATATTAGATGAATCTGATGAATTATATCCTGAATACGGAAAGAATGATTCTATAGGTACTATTTTCTATATACCGATAGGAGTAGATTATACTAAAAAAGATTTAAGAGATCTACCCGTAGCAAAACCGTTAGATGGTTCTACACGGACATACCCTTTAAAAGAAGAGATAGTTCTTATAACCTCAGCACCTAGTAGTATATTAACCGATAGAGATAAAGTAGCATACTATACTAGAATAGTTTCCGTATGGAATAACCCTAATCATAACGCTTTTCCTCCTACTAAAGATTTAGATTTAGGGTATGAAGTTGAAGAGCAAAGAATGTCCCCTCTACAGCCTTTTTACGGAGATACTATATTTGAAGGTAGATCAGGACAAACTATAAGATTAAGTAGTGAAAAGCATCCTAAAAATATATATACTGATAATAGTAATAAAGGTAAACCATTTATAATTATATCTAATGGACAGGTATTAGAAAAGGGAGGAAATAATTTTACCGTAGAAGACATTAATAAAGATGATTCTACTATCTTTATAACTTCAGATCATACCGTACCATTAAAGCAGTCTAGAGATAAATATAAAGCAGCTGATACAGAGCCTGTAGATGCAAGTAAATACAAAGGTAAACAGATATTACTTAATAGCGGTAGATTATATTTTAATAGTAAAGAAGAAGATATACTATTTTCTGCTAAAGAGTCGTTTGGGGTTACTGCTAAAGATATTAATTTAGACGGAAAAGACTATATTACATTAGATGCTAAAAAAATACATTTAGGAGAAAAAGCTAGACTATATGAATCACAGCCTGTAATACTGGGCGATAGTTTAGAATATTTATTAGATGATCTATTCAATGCTCTCATAAGAGTTAGTAACGCTATGGCTAAAGCTAATGCAGGTGGTAAGCCTGTAACATCTCTAATGAAAGAAGCTCCTAATTTAAGAGACATAGTAAGACAGTTAAAAGGAAGAATTAACCCAAGCGGTAAATCTAAAATTAAATCTAGAAAAACATTTACTGAATAATGCCACACGGACTATTAAAAGAATTTAAAAGTAACTTATCAGGCATAGTAGCTATGGCTCTTGGTAGATTAGAAGCTTATGCTATATCTTATGCTACTAGAAAGGTAAATGAAATAATAGACGAACTAAGAGACAAATGCCCACCACCACCAGTTTTGAATCAGCTTTCAAAAACAGTAAATAACATAAGAAAAATAATGACGAAAGTTGATAGTAGGATAGATAAGTTCGCACAAATACCTAGAAAACTAGATAAACCTATTAAAGGAGGTAAGGCTGCAGTACAGATACTATCTCACTTACCTGTACCATCAGCACTAGGTACACCACCAGGCCCTGCTGGAGGTTTAATAATAGCAGTAAAAACAGGAAAGATACAGACTCTATCAAGTCTATTAGTATGGACTAGAAAAATGGTTGAGGTATTAGAAGATGATCAAAAAGCAATTAAGGCATTGATAGCAGATAGTAGTACTATTTTTAATCCAATAAAACAAAGATTAGATATAATAGACAGACTACTACAAAGATGCGCTGAAAACCCAGACCTTTCTGCTGATGATAGAGATAAGATACTTGAAGGACTAAATGTACCTAGAAAAGGTAATATAGAACCTACCTCATATACAGGTCAAAATGGAAGAGTTTATAATATAGAGGTTATACAAGATGTAAACGCTCCGGCTATAGCTCCAAGGAGGATAGCAATAGCTAAGGACTTTAGAGGAATCGTAGTTTTAAGAGGAGAACCCTCTTTTGCTAGCGACCCTCAAGTACTAATTGACGAATTAAAATTAAGAATTGACAACCAACTTCCATAACTTAACTATTTATTAATATGAAGACTAATGAACTTAGAAAACTTATAAGAGAAGAAGTAAAGAAAGCAGTTAAAGAAGAGTTACAAGATATGCTTAACGAAGCAGTAAAATTTGCTAGTACTCCGAATAAGACTGGTGTAGGTAATTCCTACAGACCAATTACTCAAAAAGATATAAAGAGAACCTGGTCTACTGGCCCTCTTAACCCTGGAACTATTCCTTTAGAAGAAATGCTCCAGCAAACCAAACAATCAATGAGTCCCGAAGACTACAGCAATGTAGTATCATCAGATTCATCTATGGTTAAAAAACCTAACTTTGCTAATACTATGGCTAGTAATATGGGTATGACAGAAAGCTCAGGACCTAAAGCTGGTATAGATATAAGTAAATTAGATTTTGTTAAAAATGCAAAAGCAGTATTTGATGCTTCTGTAAAAAAAGATAAACAAAGAGGAGGAATGGTATAATTATGGCGTTCGAAATTAAAAAAATTAATCCGTTAGATCTAACTCCTAGTAAGGGAGTTGGAGTATCTTTACCGTTTTCTGGTAATGCAGTATTTAATACTACATTTGAAACTAAAGATGCAATAAAAGCTAATTTGATTAATTACTTTTTAACAGCTAAAGGTGAACGTTATTTTAACCCCTCTTTTGGTGCAGGATTAAGAAACCTGCTATTTGAAAATATAAATGAAGATACTTTAGAAGAAATAAGAATAAATATTTTAGATGATCTCGAATCATTTTTTCCAAGAGTACAGGTTACAAGTTTAGAACTCATACCAGAAGCAGATAGAAACACAATAGTATTTAGTATGAGATATGCGATAGCAGATTCTAATATATCTGACGAAGTAGTAATAAATTTTGACAAGTAATGGCACAAGAAAGAATAGTAAAATATATTAACAAGAATTTTGATGATTTTAGATCACAGCTTGTAGAATACGCTAAAAGTTACTTTCCTGATACGTATAACGACTTTGACTCTACCTCTCCTGGTATGATGTTTATAGAAATGGCAGCTTACGTCGGAGATGTATTATCTTTTTATCAAGATACACAACTACAGGAAACTTTTTTAACTTATGCAAAAGATCCTAAAAACTTATTTAATTTAGCATATATGATGGGATATACTCCTAAAGTAACAGGAGTATCGGAAGTAGAACTTACTATTAGTCAAACAGTAGACGCTAACGGCTCTTACTTACCTACTTGGGCTGATGCAGCAGCACTTCCTCCTAACTCTGTAGTAAAAGCATC